CCTCTCTCTGTAGGTTGTTTTAAGTTCTGCTTAGAGAACCTGTATAACATATCATATTCAAATCCTATGAAGAAATCATTACTATCTAAGTACTCATATCCTTCTTGCCATAGCGGAGCAGCAGAAGCAAAAGCACCAGCTAATCCCCATTCAGGACTTGAGGGAGGTTTATTCGCATCAGTAGATACATGACCTCTAGTACATACATATAACACTTCTTCAGTGTAGCTCTGCCCACTAGACCAAGACGCTGCTGCTTGAGTTGTTGTTATAATCCTCCAATAGCTTTGCCAATCAGCACCTTCTCCAGGCTTCTTAGCTGCGTCTGATGTATGTGTTTGTGTACAGATGTATTTAATATTTCCTACCTGTACAGGATCAGCACCATAACTAACAAAGTCAGCAATCAATCCTTTCACCACTGCTCTTGTATCGTCTGTGTTATCTATGATTAATTCTCTTTTGTTACCATTCTTAGTATATAACGACATACCAGTTTGGAATTTAAACCCACTCTGTGTACCTATTTCAGTAGCGTTGGATATGTTCTGTCCGTTAATATTAACAGTTGAACTCACATACCAACCTAGAAAAGTTAAGAAAGTAGAACTACCTGGAAGTCTATGATCTAACAATAAAGCATAGTTCTTATCACTTTCAACCAATCCATTTTCCATCGGAATCGTTTCAATGTAAGTACCTATACTGTCGGTAGTTATAACATAAAGTGTAGACTCAATGAAGTAGAAACTTCTTACATCCTTAGCAAAAGAGAAAGTCATCCAAGCACTCTGTATCTTCTCATTCCCTTGCCAAAAGTACTTATATACATACAGCTTCTTATAGTCACTATCTGATTGTACAACCACCATATTCTCAGCTGCACTACCTTCCATCCTGACTATGTTAGTAGGTATGTACTTGTTTATCTGTTCTGTTATCTCAGCTGATCTGTATGTCTCAGTGTTATTATCTACTGTGTATTCAAGCAGTCCTTCAAAGTTATTTCTTTTAAAGTTAAAGTATATATAACTACTAAGTGCTAACGGACGAATAGTTTCCGATACATCAAACTCAGTCACAGGTGATATAGTAACAGTCTTAGGTGTTAACAAATCTCCACCTCTAAGTACAAACTGAGTCTTCGGAGAAAACAACATTAACTTCTCTTGGAAAGCTTGTGCGTGTTTAAGAATACTAATCTTAGTGTGTGATACACCTACATCTATTGGAGCAGAGTCTAACAGAGATTGTGTGGTAGTCCTAAAGAAGTTAAAGTATTCATCTGCTTCAGACATTATAACTCCATCGTTAACCAAGAATCCTAGTCTATTCTTAAAGAAGAAGATGTCATTGATCGTGTTGTCAGTAAAAGAAGGAAATGGATTACTAAAATCATCCCCTGCATTCCTACCTTCCCACTCAACAGTTTTTAAAGTAAACCCTGTAATCTTACCTGTGGACGGAGTAGGTACTAACCTAACAGGCATTGTGTCTTCATCTAAGAAAGAATCTATACCAGTAGAAAGTCCTTTGTCTGTACTATCATTTTGCCATCCTGATGTTTCTATCCAACTTCCTTCTCCAAACTCTTCGTTGTCCTTGGTCTTAAATTGTACATAGTAATCATCTTGGTCTAAATCTGCGTCTCCAATAATCTTAACTCTAAATAAATTGTAACAAGATTTAGGAAGATCAGTGATGCTGTCTACTTCTTTGTAAATAACACCTAATCCTTGATTAGCTAATCCATCAGTGACTCTAACTCTAAAATCTGTATCAGCAGAAATCTTTATAACACTCCCTTGTCTATCTGTAGTGAACTTAGCAGAACTAGAAATAGTTACACCTGATAGAGTAGGGAAAGTACCTGTTCCACCATCGCTGTCATAACTTGTAGTTTTATAAGTAGTTTTAGGTCGTCTGTCTATTGATCTGATATTGGTAGTTGTCGTGGTGTCTCTAGTTGTAGCTTTTATTATTAACCTGAAACCACTTTTATCCACTGCGTTAGGGTCTCTATAAGATGTAGATAAAGTACTGCTAAACCCTGAACCTTTATGAGTTATCGTAGAAGAAGTAACTTGATTTCCACTTATCGTTAACACACCTCCAGCACCGCTTCCTATTACAGCACCGCTACTGTTATATTGAGATACACTAAAAGTGTAATCCCTACCCCTCCTGTAGCTACTAAATGTATCAGGAAATCCTGAACCTCCTGTTAAACTCAAAGCATCTAAAGTGCCTCCACTTGCTGTAAGCTCATCTATACAAGATAGTAAATCTTTAGCTATAAACTCTGTGTCAGCATGTGCTCCTTTAGGTTCTACATCTGCTGGTCCACTAATATAAGTAGCAGGAGGTACTCCTGCGTTACCGTGAGCTGTGTTAGTATAATCGTGATGAGCACCAGAAGTATTACCTTGTAAAGAAGAAACTAAAGGAACTAACTGACCGTCTAAGTAAATACTGTAAGCTTTCTCATAGTCTCCTAACTTAACAAATATCAAAGCATCTTTATCTAAATCTCTAGTTTTTAAATCGGCATCTGTTTTCTTAGCTACAGTCTTATTTTTATTAACAAGAAAGGTAGAGTCTGCAATGGTTAACGCTCTGAGGTCTTTGACAGGATTAAAGTCACCTGACGATACAGATAGATAAGCTTGAGCAGTAGCGTCCTCTACAGTAATAGTCATTGGTCCACCGTCTTCTAAATCAAAAGCTTTTAATCCGTTACCTCTGTCGTAAGTAATAACATATCTATTGTCATTATCTCTATCAACATAGTGAGTAAATATCTCAGCTGTAAGATTAGTACCTAGCTGTGCGTTGATTTGATTTAAGAACCTACTGTTAGGTCTTTTAACAAGTCCCTCTACTACAGTTGACCAAGCATTTATCTGCTCATCACACTGTCCAGGGTATCTTAAATTGTCAGGTTGTTGTGATACACCTTGGGCAAGGTTAGGAATACTGGTGTTAAGCAGTGGCATCTTTACCTGTCAAGTACTCTTAGTACGCTGTAGTTATCAAATATAGTTCTGTCTGCATTCTCAGAGTCGCTTTCAATAGCTCTAGCTTTTGCTTCTATCTCATCTCTCAAAGCAAACCCTTCTATCTCACGACTGCCTAAGAACCTAGCAGCAAAGATTCTAGCTGATTTAACAGCTATGTAATGTCTAAATTGTTCAGGTAGTTCTTCAAAATCCAACTCAAAAGTAATAATAGCTTTTAAGTCCTTAGTCCAAGTATCTCTGTGGTTCTTCCTGTCGTACAGTGTAGTACCTCTTTGTACAGGATCAGAGTCTGTGTATATCTCAGGGTCTAAGTCTACCTTTAAAGTGTTAATCGGAAGAGTAATCTTACTAGTACTAGAATCTGGTACTAATGGATAATCATACTCTGTATTGTAATGCCATCCTTCTGATTGAATAGCTTTACTAGTTTCTTCTAACGCATGGACTGCTTGTGTAACGGTTACAGGAACACTTGTTCCACTTAAAGTATTAACAGGTGACTCTCCTATTACAGAGATCATAATGTTTACCGCTTCTAGTTTCGTTGTCAGTGCCATAGCTTAATAAATAAAAATATCAGTGAAGGGGAGTGGAACGAATCCAAACCTCCCCAACACCGAAGAGAGAATCCTAAGTTAGGAAACAAGTTCGATAGCACACTCAGGACGGAGGATTCCGTGTCCCATAGCATACTTAGCAACGAACAATGTACCTTGACGCTCAATCTGATATTCAGACTCAGTAGCAAGATCAAGTAACTTAACTGTTCCAACAGCAGCTGAGTGTCCTACGATACCCAAGCTATTGCGGAAGTCACCGTTGTATCCTGCTCCACCTGCACCGAAAACATCATTGCTTGCAGCACCGTCTCCAGTAGTAACAGCTGATAAATCAGTTGATGGAATGTGAGTTGACTTATAGATTTGGATACCAGCTACTTGTGCAATGCTACCAGAAGCAAGTGATCCTGAACCTCCTACATCTTTATTAGCAGCAGAAGTATTGATAGCAACTGCACCACTACCTCCTGTAATAAGTTTGTAGTATTCACTAGGACGAAGAACTGCAAAGCGTCCGTCACCAGGAATATCGTTCTCGTCAAGCTTTTGAGCAGCTGTGAACAAAGCAGTAATTAACTCTGCACCTGTAACAGCAGCTGGAGTACCAGCAACATCACCTGCACTGAAGTCATTGTTAGCAACATCAAGTTGTCCACCTGTCTTACCACCTGTGATAACAGCAGAGCTACGAGCAGCAGCAATGAATGTCTTAGAGATAGCAGTGTCAAAACGAAGTGCAAGAGCCTTACCTAACTCGTTAGCGTAAACTGAACGAATGTCGTAGTGATTCTTTACATCATCAATGTTAGCTAAGAAAGTAGAAGCAACAAGCATCTTATCGATAGTTATTGTCTGTTCAGCTTTCTTAATGTCGCTGAGGTATGTGCTACTAGTACCACCTTCTTCAGCGATGTTCTCGCCTGGTGTGTGGTAATTAGCTGTTGCAATACCTGTTACTGGGAACTGAGCGGATTTACCGTTCTCAATTGTACGAATAGTGTGTAAGGGTTTGAAAACATTGGACTCCTCAAAGGTCTGTAGAATTTCTCCACTGAACTTTTTAAGAAACAACGCATCCACATCACCTGCGGAATTAATCTGACCTACACGACTGGGGTCTGTTATACCTTCTTCTGCCATAATATATGATCTCCTATTTTAAGTTTATAATTGTGTATGTATTTGTTGTGACTTTCGTTTGAACCTTTGATCGAGATTGTCCACCGCAGTGGGTCTTGACATTAGCCTTACTAATTGTCATTTAAAGTAAATTAAGTAGTATAATTCCACCTAAGCAAAGAACAGTCAAGACAATAGCTTTCTCCTTCTTTGTAAGTGAGTTATAAATTTTTATGAGTTTATTCATTTGTTTTGTGCTTTATTGTGAACATAGCGAGTGTAGATTAACGGTACTACATTCCAAAGGATAACACCAATAAGACATAGTTTCAAGAACCCATATATCTCATCCAACATAGAATCAAAGAATCCATTATCCATCTCTTCATTGAGTTGTTGTTGTACAAGTTTTTGTACATCTCCTTCAGTGATTGCTTTTACTTTGTTAGCTAATCCTTTATTCTCTTCCATCAATTTAGCTCCCTCTCCTATCCCCCATCCAAGGGCAGCACCACCAGCAGCAGGACCAGGACCACCTAAAGCACCCACTGTTGCTCCTCCCACACTTCCTGCTAACGGATAAAAAGAAGCCTTGGAACATCCACCTAAAAGAACCAGAACCAACACTGGCAAGAAAAAAGATGGAGTCCAAGGCTTCATATATATGAACCTACCAAATAAAACTACAGGTAATTGTGACTAACTGCGATGCGTCTGTCAATCTCTTCGTGATAACTTTTGTCACCACTCTTGTATCGAGGATCAGACATTGCACGAGCAAGTTCTTGATTAGATTTAAAAGGCATTGTAGATGAACCATTTACAGCACCTTGTACCAACTTAGGAGTAACTCCGTTCTCTGCTTTAAATTGTGCGTATAATCCTTTGGTAGCAAGTTTAGCTTGTTCAACACTACCGTTCTGTACGATATCATCAAAAGTATTTACTTCTTCAGGTGATAGATTGTTAGCAGCCCACTCAGCCATTTGATCCCAATTACCTTCAGTAACAGATTTAATACTACCTTCTTCACTTTGTTGTAGTGCTTGTTGACCAGCAGCGTAGCTATCTACTAACTCTTTCGGTAACCCAACCTCAGCAAGATTCTTATAGGTCTCTTCAGATATAACACCGTCATTCTCAAAGAACTCTTTACTAGCTTCAGCAATAACAGTATTAGTATTCGTATCTTCTGTATCGGTGTCCTCTTGTTGTTCATCGCTTTGTGGTTGTTCTTCTTGTTGATCTTCGTTCGATCCCATCTTCTTTTCAAGTTCACTATAGGCAGTAGCCATGTCTTCAGGACTCTTGAATTTCTCAGGTAACCACTCAGGTCTATCCTCTTGCGTTTCTTGTGTTTGTTCTTCAGATACTGCATCAACAGCTTCTTCTGACTCTGGGTCAATCTCCTGTGGTGCTCTCTCATTTATCTCTACTCGGTGTAATTCAGCCATATCTCTCTGTTACTCTTCTTGTGGTTGTTGTGATGCCATGTACTGCTCTTGTGCAGCATTGATAGCAGGTGCTACAGCAGGTCCACCCAACTTCATCATCATCTCTTGTTGTTGGGCTTGCTGCATAGCTTGTTGAATTTCTTCTTCTGATTTAATCAGTCCTTCAGTCTCAATACCTAACGCTGTAGCTCTTCTTTTGAAGTAGTCAGATACATTAACATATTGTGCAACTGCTTGTGGACCAACGATTTGATTAGCTCCTGCAAGAAATAGATCAAGCTTTTGTAAATCATTACCTCGTCCTAGTGCTTCAACACCAGTAACAATAGTAGGTTTAACAATGTCTTTAGGTAACTTAGGAAGTCTTCCTTCTTTACTCATCCTTGCCATTAACCTAGTAACGACAGGCATTTGAAACTCTTGTGACAATAAAGAATACAGACCACCAAGTGCAGCTTCCAACTCTTGAGATAACATTCTTATCTCCTCTGCTGTTACTCGTTCTGCATCTCTGACTACACCACTGTTAAGTAGGAAAGCTTGAGAGAGTCTATCACTAATCCCATTCATTACTCCTTGTGCAGTACGGAAGTCATTGAACTTGTTAAGTTGTAAGACAGATACATCTCCATCACTACCTTGTACAATTGCACCGTTAGGAGATTCAGATAAAGTCTTAGCCCTGGTTGTACCGTTAGGATTAACCATGAACAATACCTTGGCTGCTGCTGCACTACCTTCGACTATCGCTTTTGTTAACGACTCTAAAGATTTAAGATCACCAATGTACTCCTCTACAAATCCACGACCGTAGTCTTCACCGTCTATCCTTGTATAACGAAGAGGTAGGAACGGAGTCTTCTCGATAGGATACCTACCCTTTGACTCTTCAATAACAATTCCTTTTACATCTTGTTGTACTACAAATTCATTACCTTCTCTAACTACAGAGGTGTACAAGTCACAGCTATTCTCTTTCTCTTGACGATATACTTCCTCTCTTACAGACTCAGGTAACATCATTGGAGCAACAGTTTCTTTAATAGCTATGTGTGTTACATTACCCATCGGGTCTCTCTTTACACAGTACCTATCAAGTCTGAATACTCTCATCCCACCATCATCAGGTAAGTATAACAAAGTATTTCCTGTCACTAATAAATTCTTTAACGCTTCAAACACTCCTACTCGAAATGCTTCTACTTCTACTTCTTGAGATACACTTCGTTCTACATCTGCTAGTGCTTTCTCTAAGTCAGATCGTAACTGCTCTCCTCCCTCTGGTCCTAACTCCTGCTTTGCTTTATCTAATTCATACCTGTCAATAACAAGACGGAAGAATGGAGCGTTAGGTGGTAACAGTGCTAACAGTAATTTAGAAGCTAAGTTGTTAACTCCTCTAGCTCCTACTCCTTGATATGGTGTGTAGTACTTAGTAGCGTGACTATGACCATCAGGTGGCATTATGTAAGGTATTGTTAACTCAGATGAGGTACGACCTCGATCCAAGAAAGACCACCTTTGGTTCTCTAAGGAGTGGTATAGACCTTGGGCTGTTTCTTGCATATTACTCAGACTCAAGTGGTGACCAGGTAGGATCAAATTCTACCATCTCGGTTACATTAAATTTATCGACTATGATAAAGCTGCCTTCAGTAGTAACAGGAAAAATATATTTTCCATAGTCAGAATTATCTTCGTTAGTAACTTGCGAAATTTCAGCGTACCTTTCGTTTCCATTGTCGTCAGGTAAACCAAATAAAGTATTCATCGCATTGTTACTCGCATTCCATGCCGTCTCGGTACTGTATAAAATATATTTCATAGTATTAAATTAGCTTGGGACATCGTTTGAGTAGGTTGGCTTATTCGCAGTTGTGCTTTGGGTAGCAGTATAACTATTCAAAATAGAAGTAACTGTACCTACTGAGTCAGCATTACTAGGTGTACCACCTGAACTATTTGTATCGCTTGATCCATCACCACATCTGAAGTAGGCATCAGGTGAAAGATTTAATCCGTTTGCACCCACATCGTTTGGAACTCCTGAGTTGTAAATTGCAGAAATATTTGCACCACTTAATTCTGTTTTAAAGAAGGCTATTTCGTCTTGTAATCCGCTGTAATAATACGAGTTGTATGCCCCATTTTTTCCTAAATGATAAACATTACCTGTGTTTCCTGTGTAACTAACTGTACTTGTAGCTGTAGCGTAGGGACTACCTTGAGTGTTAGTTGGACTGCCTGTGTTAATAGCGGCATCCCCTCCGTCCAAGTAAAGTTTTATAGCTGTTCCATTTATCGTCAGTGCGAGGTGATGCCATTCCCCATCACGAATATCTAGTGATCCAGCAGTCGCACCAAAAGCATTGTTTGTGTAATTACTACTACCATTGCTAACCAAAACATAAAAGTTTTTTGTAGCTGCTGGAGTTAATAATTGAAAACCGCCAGGCGATCCTGCCCCTGTACCATTTGAAAAGTATGTCATCGATAGTGAAGTATTTGAGCTTTTTGTCCACATACTGACACTAAAAGCAGACGAAGCAGTTGGACTATAATTAGTCGTTAAACTATCGTTTGTTCCATCGAAATTTAAAGAGAGTGTGTTACTAAAAGCAGTGGTAGAATCGTAGTTATAGCCTATCCAAGCCGAGCCGTCCCAAAGGATAACATTATTAGTGTCTGTTTCAAATAATACATCGCCATTCGCTGGAGAACCAGGGCGTGTGCTTGATGTGCAAGTGCTAAATGTACTCATAATTGTGTTTAAGAATCGTTGTTATAAATATACCAAACACTGCCGTCATAAACATACAGATCGTTCGTGTCCGTGCCGTAAGCATTAGTAACTTCTCCGCTAGGATTGCTTGGTGAAGTAGCTAGAATGTTAGCTTCAGTATCTCTTGTTGTTACATTGTAGGTAGCGACTGCATTTAAAAATGTTCCGCTAATATTTGCCGTTGTAAATCCACTAGAAGCTAAAGTAATTCCTGTGACTCCAGCATTCGCTGAAGATGGATTAGTAAGCGTAAATGTAATTACAGTATCTGAGCCTGTTGGTACACTTTGACCGCCAGCAACTGTAAGAACTAAAGTACCTGATGACTGAGTCCATGATCCACTTGAGCCAAAGATTGCCGCACCAGCACCTCCAACTGTTAATGAACCACTATCTGATGTCTGCGATCCTGTGAGTCCAGCTATAGTTACAGTGCTAGAAGCACCTATTGCGGCTGATGGGTTAACTGTAAAAGTTAGAGTGTTAGAGTTACCGATTGCAGTCTGTCCATTATCCAAAGTAGCAGTATCAAAAGTCTCAGGCGGTGCAGTAGGACTACCTATGACTCCTAGACCAAATGTAGGAAGAACGAACATTCTTAGGAAGCTGTGTCTCCAGCTAAAACAAATACATTATCAGCATAAGCTACTATACTAGCTACACCATACTGAGCATTGATCTTCGTGTGAGACTGTCTGTTGTTAATGGTAGTACCTGAAGCACTAAAGCTAACTTGCCCTGCACCTTTCTGAACGAACGAACAATTAAACCCAGCACCCAATCCACTAGGTACAGTTACAGTTACTGCTGATCCATTATTAAGGACTACTACCTTACCGTTATCTCCAGCTAATAAAGTGTATGCAGTTCCTGTTTGATCATTTATACTAGCATTAAAATCTTCTAGTTTATTACCTCCTAAATCGACTGTGCCGCTAGAAACTGCAATTACATTTGTGTCTGCTGTGCCTACATTCTGAGTAGCTGCCGTACCTAATCCACTAATGTCTGTGTTACTGAGTGTTACTGTACCTGTCCTTCCTGCTACTGATTGAACAGGTGCAAGAGTCATTAGGTTAGTTGCTGTTACCTTTTTAGTGGTAGCTGTACCTGCAATGTCATCCACAATAGCCAATACATCAGCACCATTAGGAGTAGCCAGGTTTGAAAGTTCCGTTATCTTCTTGTTAGCCATTTTATTTAATTATCTATTTCGTTGTCTATTGTGATGCGGTCATTATCCTCAGTCAATAACGCTTGTAGTAACTCAGTAAGTAACATCTCATCTCGTTCATCAAAAGCATAGGTCTCCCCAAACTCAGGACGGATGAAGTTACTAGGAGCAATGACAATGCCATTCGGTTTCTCCTGAGTAGCATATGGATAAATCAAAGACATCTAATTAAAGAGAGTCTGTAGTACCTGTAGCAAATACACTGTAAGTACCATCTGATCTAGCAGATAGATTAGCTCTTATCTTTTCGTAGTGTCCGTGATCATCTCTGACCATTACTGCTCCATCTGCTGTTACTACTTCAGAGTGAACAACATACCAAGCACCACCGATGTAGGCTTCTATGTCTACTGTACCTCCTGAAGTTACTGATGAAGAAGCGATTACAAAGGTCCAACCCTTAGAACGCTCTACTGAGAATGAACTGCCAGCCCCTGTAGAAGTAACAGATGATAGCAAAGTCTTTTTTGAGAGTGTGCGAAGCATGATAATATATAGTTATTAGTTAATAAAAAGTTTGTTAAGACATATTAACACCAGTACCACCTGACATTCCACCTAGTGTAGGTCTAGCAGTTCGTGCTAACTGAGCTTGTGCTCCTCTTCTTTTCTTCTTAGGCTGTGTTTGTCTAACAGTCTTAGGTGCTTCAGCAACAGGAGGTGGTGGTGGTGGTGGTGCTGGAGGTGGTGGAGGAGGAGGAATATCTGGTGCTGACATACACATAGTTAGTCTTTTGTTAAGATGTTTTGTTGAAGCTGTTCGTTATAAGTTTGTCTTAGAAATCTAATTACAGACACTTGTCCACTTTTAAACCAAACATCTTTTTCTGTGTTCGTCAAGTCAGGACATTTATCAGGAAATAGTTTCTCTAATCTTTTAACTAAAGTTTCACTTATAGCTGGTAGTAGTTCTTCTTCGTTATTCATCATCATCTGTATTAGTCCATATGTATATTGGTGTCATCTCTCCTACATAAGCACATCCTATGTTGAAGTCAAAGTATTCTATCGCTTCTTCCATTGTCTTGTTATCAGGTTCTTGCATCATCTTCTCTAACATAAGTTCTATAGCATATACAAACTTACCTTGTGCATAATCAACACCTATAATAGCTTCATCAAATCCATCAGCTCTTAAAGGTTCGTCATCTTTTATTGGTGCGATCATTTGTTTATATAACTCCTGTCATCTAGTTCTTGTGGTAAGTTACCTTTATTAATTTGATCCTCGGTCCACAGGAAAGCACTGGCATTCCACAATATAGCACCTGCGTGATCTTCTTTGTCATCTCCTTCGTTCAACGCTAACAGATGTCTATTCATACTATCTATTAATCTACTTAATGGGAATCCGTTGTGCCAGTTGTTGTCTCCGTAGAGTCTTCCTCCATCTTCAAATCGTTTGGCAAGGGATCGAAGGGCGATTGGAGGAATAAGGCTGAATCGTCCTCGTCCAGTAGCCCTGTCACGCTGTGCACCTGTGATGTAATTCTCCTTTTGTCCGTGGTTTGGTAGTTCTTCGGTGTCCATAATTTTGTTATTTGTTTTTGTTTTTTATTATATTGTTCTTTTCTTAGTAGTCTTGCCATCCAAGCATTTGTTAAAGCATCCTGTTCTGTCTGTCCCTTCTTCTCATACAAAGCAACAACAGATTCCCAAGTGTATCCGTTATCATTCAACCATCTCTCAGCTGCAACAGGACCAACTCCTTTGACTCCACTGAATCCATCCGTAGAATCTCCCATCAATGTCTGTATCAAGTGGAAGTTATCTGCTTCTTGTTCTGTAGGTTCGTGATATTCTTTTTTGTTATAGTCATAGAATATTCCTGGTACTCCTTTGAAGTCTTTGTCTATAGATACTATTACTCGCTTGTCTTGTCTGTTAGGTCTTTCAGTAGCAAGGATACTTAGTATATCATCTGCTTCTATGTTAGCCCACAGTTGTGCGTCTAGTTCATTGATCATCCATTCCTTCATAGGTTTTAAGATGACAGGTAATACTGACTTCCTTCTGTTAGACTTGTACTCAGGGAATAGTTTCCTTCTGAAGTTTGCTCTGTCACTTAACGCTAACACTACTTCATCAGCTTTGAGTAAGTCTTTGAATTGTTCTATCCTTCCAATGACTCGTTCCTTTGCTACTGTCATGTCTGCGTGTACAGTCCACAGCTCTTCTTCCCATTGTATATTTTCTTGTGCTATGATTGACGATTCAAATGCTAATACATCTGCGTCAATTAGTATGGTTGTTTTACTCATAGAATATGCTCCAGTTCTCTTGGTATTTTTTATGTTTTGATTTACTATCTGGTAGGATGTTTAACTTTAGTGTTACTCCTTTTATTTCTTCTCTCGGTATCATCCACCAAGTTTGCTCAGGTATAATATAACACCCGACAACATCTATTGTTTCACACATAGTATCCTTACTCTTACATCCTGTCCCACTATTTATACAGTATGTATTAACAGATGACTTCCTGCTTGAAGCTTTGATCTGAACTTTTAAAGTACCTGCTGGACAAGTAACAATAAAGTCCCAAGGCATGGGTGTGGTAGGTAGGTGCGGTTCAAAGTTTCTTTCTAAACACTCTGTTATAAACCTAGACTCTGCTATCGCTCCTATTCGTTGTGTGTTTGATGAGGGCATAGGAAATGTTAGGTCAACTGTATCGTACAATTCAGCAACCTTCAAGTAGTAATCGTGTTCAAGCTCTAGTGTGTCTCTGCCCATGACTTACCTATCTTATACTCACCATCCATAGGACAGTTCAACTTTAAGTCTTTACCTGCTGCTTGGATTGCTTGGATTGCTAACTCTCCGTATGTCTCAGCTAGGTCAGGTTTAACTTCAGCTTGGAACTCATCGTGGATATTACCAACAAAAGAATATTCCCTACCGTGTTGCCATCCTAACTGCTGTAGTTTGTTGTGTAACTTTATCAGTGCTACCTTCATAACCACAGCACCTGCTGATTGAAGTAACATATTAAGTGCAGCGTGTTCTGATCTGACAGGTAATACTCTACCATCTAGTCCTGTTAAACAAGCAGATCGTCTGACTTTCTCCTCTATCTTTAGCTTCAATATCTTTAACGCAGGTAAGTTAGACAGGAACTTCTTCTTTAAGATTGCTCCTTCTCTTGCTGAACCTTCCACTATCTGTCCAATCTTTGCGTCACCTGCACCATATAAGAATCCATAGATGAATGTCTTAGCTTGGTCTCTCGTCTCTAACTTAGCAGCTTGTTGATTAACTGTGTGGATGTCACCCTCTAATATATTCCTAGCGTACTCACCACCATCCCAAATAGCTAGGTAGTGTGCCAGCATTCTTAACTCTAACCCACTAGCGTCAACACCTACTAATACATTACCGTTAAGTGGGATGAATAAACTTCTACACTCCTCACCGTACTCTGCTCTAGTGGCAGGTACTTGTGCTAAGTTAGGTTTGGAATGTGTACATCTACCTGTGACTGCACCGTTTGTATTGACTCGTCCGTGTAGTCTCTTATCTTTAACTAATTTAAGCCACCCATTCTCGCCTTCAGCCAAAGCTCCTAGTCTTTTTACGACTAACAGATACTCTAGCAGAAGCTTGGCAGCTGGGTGGTTTATCTTTTTAAGAGTAGGTTCATCCACCTTTATAGTCTTACCGTCTTCACTGACAGGTATCTCATATCCTAATTCTTCAAAGCGTTCTTTGATCTGCTTCCTGCTACCAGGATTGAAAGGTATGATCTCCTCCTTTACATCAAGTGCTTCAGCTTTGTTAACTAAGTTCTGTACCATACCTCTTTCTTTTAGTATAGCTTTTAACTTTGCTTTAGTAGGTGCTGTGATTACCTCGACTCCATCCATGTGTTTAATAGTCAATGAGTATCCCTTCGGAGTCTTCATCTTCTTAACGGTAGGTTCAAACATAGCTTGTAGTTTATCTTGTAGCTTTGCTCTTAACAGGATCAACTTTTGTTCTAACACTTCTGCTGCTGCTATATCAAACCCAAACCCTTTGCTTTCCTGTAAGCGTATGATGTAAGCGAACCAATGTTCTATGTCTACCATCTTCTTACTAGGTTCTTTACTAAGGAAGTGTTCGTACAAGGTCTTGGTAACAAGGACATCTCGTTCACAGTACTTCTTCATCTCATCATTGTAGCTGTCCCAAGCATCTTCGTTCTCTCCGTAAGTAAGCTTTAACATCTTACCCATCCTGTGTCCCCAAGCTTTCAAGCTGTGACTACCAATCATCTTAGGATCAAAGTCCTTTCGTTTGAAGTCATCCTCTCTAAGGTCAGGGTATATACACCTACTCATTACTAGTGTATCTTGTACTTGAACTAACGGAGGGTAGAAGTCATACAACTTAGCTAACACAGGTAGGTCAAAACCTACGATGTTATGTCCGATGATCTTGTCAGCTTTAGCTAACATCCTTGTTCCTTCCTTTATCCCATCACCACTAAAGGTAATCATCTTACCTGCTATTGGATCGTAGATCGACAAGCAATGACAGACCTTGAGGTCACTCAGATTAGTGAAGTCCTCTATGCCGTTTGTTTCTATATCAAAGAATAGTATTTTCATTTGGTTGTTTTCTCCTTTAGTTGTATGCGTATATACTCTGTCTCTTGAGTGAAGTTAGACTCTTTAATAAAGCAAGATTTAACTGCTAATATTATAGGTGCTAGTTCTTCTTCGTAATTAATTATAAACTCACAGAGTATGTTTTCTTTTTGGTCTTCAATTATTATTAACATAATTTTAAAATGGTGATTTATCTTTAAATACATTCTCATCTTCCGTGTACCTGCCACTGTCTTGATCATATAACAAGGTAGTAGCAAGCCCAGTCTCACCTGAGAATCTATTCTTTAAGACTCTTACTTTTGTTTCGTTATTGTTTTCTTTTTGTTGATTTCTCTCCAATCCTATTACCATATCACTGAGTTGTGGTATCGAATGACTACCTCTCAAGTCTGATAACCTAGTGACTCCACCCTCTTCATGTCCTCCACCATTCGGTGGTCTTCTAAGGTGAGACACTAACACCATTCCACATCCTGTCTCTTCCACTAAGCTTCTAAGTTGTGTCATCGTGTTATCAATTAACCTTCGTTCATCATCACCTTGGATACCACTAACTACAATAGATAGATGGTCAAGGAATATCCACTTACAACCTAATCCTTTGCACAGGTACTTGATCTTACTTAACAGGTTATCACTCTCCGTACTTCCGAAGTGGTCATAGGTATAGAAGTTCTTGTTACCCATTGTCTCATCGAATGCTTTCCGTAACTCCTCCTCCTTCAAATCATTCTCAAGGTGTAACGGTTTGTTAAGATGGATACCCATGATACCAAGTGCAGTTCGTCTGACTGATTCTTCCAATGCTATATAACCTACTGTCTCTCCAAGTTCAAGGAGATGGTGACATACTTCACGACAGAACAAGGACTTACCTATCCCTGATCCAGCACAAAGTGTCACCAACTCCCCTCTCCTCAGTCCATGTGTCATAGTGTTTAGTGAAGCATATGGATAGGGCTGACATTCAGAGGTGTCCTCCTTTATAACAGCTTGCCATATGTCCTCACCACTTACTATCCCATCAGGTCTATACTCTCTAGCTTGCCATAAAGCTGTCACCAACTCCTCGCTACGCTTTGCCACTAACATATCGTTAGCATCTTTAAGAGGTAACTCTGCAATGTGTGCTTTTCCTGGTGTCAATAGTGCAGCACATTTAGCTGCTCCATCTCTTCCTGGATCATCATTATCAAAGCAGAAGATTACCTTCTCAAAGGACTCCAACCAATCGATAGCTTGTGATACATACTTCTTTGCTCCACCTGCTCCGTTAGGTACAGATACAACAGCCCACTTGTTACCGAATGCTTGGCTTACAGATAGTGCATCAATCTCACCTTCACACACTACCACTCTTCTTCCACCACTACTCCAAAGGTGCTGTCCGTATAAGCCATACAGCTCTCCTTTGATTGAAAAAGTTTTGTTAGCGAATCGTAGTTTCTGTGCGACAAGTGCTCCGTTCCTACTCTTGTAGTTAGCTATGTGAACTGGTTCTCCGTTGTGTGTACCAATCTGATAGCCCCACTTCTGACAAGTCTCCTTAGTTAAGTTCCTCCTAGCTATCTCCTGTGCTTTACCTGTGATAAATGAGGTGTCGTTATTAGTTGTAGGTATTGTCATAGTTTGTTGTCTGCCTCGACTGTATGAATCACAGCTGAAACATTTTGTGCTTCCGTCATCGTTGACCGCAAGAGCGTCACTCGATCCACACTTTGCACACTGCTGATGCGTTCTAGTGAAAGCCATGACTTTGGTATTTGTTTATGTGCATATAATATTCCTTTCTTTTCACACCACATGGCATAGGTAGTCTTGCTACCCTTACGAATCTTGTTGTATGCGTTTTGAAATAACAACCTAATATCTAAATCAGGATGTTGTTGTTTGATTAACAGATGTTTAGACCTGTCCTCCGTAACCCACCTACCTTTGGTTTCAATAATGATTCCATTAGGTAAGATGAAGTCAGGAGTATAGGTACTAAGTCTCTCGTACTCAATGACTAACGACTCGTAAGAGTAGCAGACCCCACACCTTTTAAGTTGGTTTGCTATTCTCTCTTCAAAGCCCGACCTAAAAGTCTGCCTTAATGATGTCTTCTTCTTCTTCGGCATCGAGTGCTTTTTCGAGTGATTCACCTCCGTTAACATAGCCGCCTTCAACTTCAGTAAACCCAAAGCTTTCAGCTGCTTTATCACTGAGACCACCATCTCCTAACTCGATAACTTGGACTGCTAACAAATCAAGGCTCATGCCAAACCCAGTCGATGCGACATACCAAAACCTTGGACGCACTGCTAACTTTACCTTTGATCCACCTCTTACCAATGTATCCTTTAAAGGTTTACCTTGTGAATCATACAAAGCAATAGACTTTGCAGCTCTTGGGTCACCGTTCTTATAAGTACCTGCAAGTACATTCTTTAGTTTTGCTTTGACTACCCAGTTACCTTCATCATCTTCACGCACAGGTGCATCAGATAGTTTTAACTTTTTCTTTCCTAACTCCTCTAACTTAGCTTGATATTCAGCATCGAATAAAGGTTGGAATTGTAGGTTCAAAGCATCTGCTTCTTCCTTTGTTATTATTATATCACAACTGTACTCACCTTCATCGTTAAACCTAGTGTTAGGTGTGTTAACATATGGATACTTAGCTGTACCTACTGGTGTCACTGTTTGTGGGTGTCTTGTTCTAGCTTTAATCGCCATCTTATCTCTCCTTCTATGTGTTTTGTTAATTAAGAGAACATATAAGTGCAGTCGTTTAGTGCCGACACATCTAATGTGCCAAGTTCAAAGCTGTCTGTCACTTCGGTGTTCCCTGATTGATTCAATAACTCACTCTTGAACTTTCCTGTGAGGTCTTGATTAAATATCTCGTGGTAAATCTCTCTTAAATCTTTGTGCATCTTCGGTGCGTGTGTACTGTGCGTAGCAAAGCAGTCATGTATAGTTGTTATATCGTAATCAGATTTGCAAGCTAAAAAATGTACGACACTTGCATCAATACTGTGTATGTAGTTGGCAACCACTGCTTTAGCTTGTCTTTTAGGATCAACTTTATCTGTGTTCTTTCGATAGTTAAGTGTGGTCTTTTCCATTCCTAACACAGAGAACAATCCAATCTGTACGGTCTCGTAGATGTGTTGTTGAATCTCAATTCCGAATGGTGTCTCCCACTTTAAAGTATCTGGACAAGTAAGAACTTTTGCTTTGATCCACTTCATAAAGTTGATGTGGTTCTCTAACACAATATTAGTTTGCTTGTTAACAATGGTGGACAGGTAAAGTAAAGCTTCTAAGTACTCACTCTTTCCGAACGGATTACTCCTACCATTCTTTACCTCTTTTAGAAACACACTCTCCAACTCAAAGGTACTAGTGTATCCATTCATACCAAAAGGTTTAGTCATTACTATTCTCTTCGTGTATCTTCTATCTATCCCCCACTTTAACCAGTCACCTGCCAAACTATTCTTACTCTTTTGTTTGTGTAAGCTATCGTTCACTCGATCTGCGATGTGTTGATATACATCTTGTGGTGGTAGGTCAGGTACTAAGTTTGTTAGCTTGCCTATCTCCTCGTCCTTTAACAACAGCGATAGTATTTGAATACCGTTACAACTTGCATCCATCCTACAAGGTAGGTGAGTAACAAATCCATAACCCTTCTCCTTATATCCTGCGTACTCAAAACAAAAAGCCAGGAAAGCCCAAGGCTCTGATGCGTCTTGCCATAGCTTATATGTTCTAGGGTCTTCAGCTATCGTTACAATCTCTTTAGTGTTCTGTTCCACCCAAGCTATGCGATCCTCAAATGTACCCTTTCTCCCCCATACATTCGCTCCGTGTATCTTTAACCACTTAGCATCTTCCTCACACTTAATTGCTACACCTCGGTAAAACTCCAAGCAACTCCTACCAAGGTCACAGCTTTGAGGACTGACAAAGGATGGTACGCTATACACTCTACCTCTGTAGTCCACCTGTACAGGAAAGTAAAACTTCTCCATCTTACTATATAACTTTGCAACATACATGATCCGTAGTGACCTCATCCTTCTACCACTAGTCTCTAAGTTCCAGTCATGTACATACTTAGCTTCTCTTTTCCACGCTGTGAATGCTTCAGGGTCTGTTTGTTTTAAATTCTCAACAGGTTCAAGGACAGGTAACAGGTCTCTCTTTTCCATCGCTCCGATAGAGACATCCCCTTCCCAAGCCCATAACATTATATCGTGTACCTTCTTGTTTATTCGATACGGTACTTCTTGAAGTCGGTTAAGTGGTTCATATAACTTACTCAAGTCTCTGTTCCGTAAGTCAAATGCTTTCTTCATTATTGGTAGGACAGGTAAGTCATCACTCATGTACCCACCTCCGTAATTACTTTCCCACCTCAAAGGTTCTTCAGTTGTAGCCAACCAAAACGGACGGAGTGACTCACTGTTCTCATCAAATTGTCTAACCCATTCCTGTAGCTGTGGATTAGGTGCTATCTTTTTAATTGTTGATCCCCTCCTGGTCAGTGTACTCTTCAAAGTAAAGAGGTTTGTTTGCATCCTTATAGTCTCTAACAACCAAGCACCAATCTTTGCTTTATTTGTTTTAGTCCACAGTGTAAATCGTTCGTACCTACCTTTACTATGTAAGTTCTTTTCTTTATCCCAGAACTTAGATATATACTGCTGTCTACTACGGACATTCTTCCTGTCCCTTTGTAATAGCTTCCAAGTATTCTTGTCCACATAATCTTTAAAGTAACGGACTCGTACTTCATCCTCTATAGACTTAGCTAGTTCAAAGGACACATAAGCAAAGGTCATGTCGTTACCGTCCAGTAAATCAAACGATCTTTTAATTGCTAACAGAGCTACTTCATCTGCTTCTAATTCCCACACTAAAGGTAACCAAACAGGACAAGGAGCGTGTACTTGTGAGCAATCATCAAAGAACTTTTGTATTACATTAGCTACACCTTCGTGCATCTGATCAGCTAGTCTGATATAAGCAGGTGTCTCGGATGATAACTGGTTCTGTGTTCGTAACTTCTTAGCGTTCCTGTACCTAGCCTTGCCAAGCTCAACCATCGATGCAGTTAAATGTTCACTACTCATGTTCTTTTTTTCTTGTTCTTATTGGTGAAGTCAAACTCATGTTTTGGTTTCTTCCTTGGTCTGTCCGTTCGGATTAACTTACCATTCTTATCATAGCCAAGCTCATTGTTCTGCCAAAAGAGATCAAACTTCTCAGCTACTTCGTAAGAGAACTGTCGAGAGTCAGCAAAGAAGTACGATTCAAAGTCCTCGTAATTATGTGTCACTATCTTCTTCCTCCTCGCAACAATGATCGTGATAAACTGCATCATCTTCTTCGTATGTCTCATCACAAAACGGACACCAAAAAGGTAACGGATAAGATTGAAAACCTAAGAACTCACTCATCTCCCCAGTCCTCCGTTTGTTTTATAAATTCTTCCTCATCGTAGTCTATATCAAAGTCAATGAGTCCTCTGTGTCTACTGATGTCTCGTCTTATTTCCTGCTTGTACTCCCAACGGAGTTCTTCTAGTTCTATATCGTTGTCTTCGTCCATGATTTATTTTTGGTTGTTGTTCTGTAGTTATTAATTAGAATTGTAAACAAAATACTCCAATGTAATTTATTTCCTTTTGAGCAGTTATCTTTTTCCCATAAAGGCTGAAGATTTTCCCAGTTAAAACAAATCTTTTGGTGAGTTAATTTACTTAGATCAAAGAATGAGCATGGAATGATGTGATCAATATGCCAACCACCTCTACCCATGTTATCCCAAGTCATTCCATCTTGAAACTTAGATTCTAAATGTTTTTTTAAGTTATCTATGTTACAACCTAAGAGTTTACTTGTGCTTGTTTCTTTTCTTATTTGACCTTGAATTAAAGCCATCCTCACTCGTCCTGATAGATTTTTTTTTAATTTAAATGAAATGTTTTGTTCGTATCTTTTTATTCTTTCTTTACGGAGTTCTATAGCTTTATCTGTTTTGGTATAAGACTGCATATAAATTCTATTTTTTGCGTTCTTTATTAATCTGTTTTTACAACTCCATTCTTTTCTTTTCTCATTACATTTCTCTTTGTTTTTAATCTTATATTTTCTCTGTTGTTTAAGAATACGCTCTTTATGTTTCTCTCTGTATTCTTTCATATAAGATAGTCTATTTTCTTTGTTTTTAATTCTCCATTTCTTAGCTTTGTTTTTTGATTTTAATAGTTTTTTATCAAACAATTCTTTTATCATCCAT